AACTGCAGATAAGTATAAGAATATGCTTAAAGCTATTGAAGATGGCAAAGGAGATGTAGTTAGGCAGAAGATGAATGGCTACGAACTTACTAAGGTTCAGTCAGACAACTTGAAGAAGTTACTTAAACTATCCCAAACATTGTCGTAATGGCTTTAGATAGCTTTATAAAAAAGTTGGAGGACGACTCCTTCTACTACTCTGACTATGAGTTTGTTACAAACTCTCAGTTGGGGTTGATTAAGAAAGATGTTCGTACCTATAAGATGATGAGAGACCATCCCGAACTTAGGGTTGAAACATTACCTATGGTTTTTGGTAGAGCATACCACGTAGCTATGTTAGAGCCTAACGAGTTTAACGACAAAGTTAAAGTGTTTGACTCTGCTACAAGGACTACTAAAGGGTACAAAGAGTTTAAAGAGAAGAACTCAGATGCACCTACTATTATCCTACAGAAAGAATACGACAGAATCATGCGAATGCAGGATGTTCTATTCTCTCACTCTGAGGTAAGAGACTTACTGCAATCACAAGGAGAGAGGGAGATAGCTAATGCTTGGCAGGATGATGACACAGGAGTGTTCTGTAAAGGTAAAGCTGACTACAGAAATGGTAACGTTCTTGTAGACTTGAAAACTACTGGGGATGGTAGCTTCTACGGATTTAGTAATTCTTGTAAGAAGTATGGCTATGATCGTCAGTCAGCGTTCTACATGGATGGATTTAATTGTGATGAGTTTGTATTCATCACTCAAGAGAAAGAAAGACCTTACAACGTATCTATATTCTACGCAGGAGATGACTTCTTGAATAGAGGTAGAGATGAGTATAAGTACCTATTAGATACATACAGAAGGTTCTTTATTGATAACGAAGAGGTTGTTGAAGAACATCTCGTAACAGCAGTACTATGACATTAAAAGAAGCATTGAGAGAAAAGGATATACAACTACCTTGGCTCGCAGAAAGAATAGGGTTAAGTCGACCTACCCTATATAAATACCTTAAGAAACCTGATGAGTTTAGAATTAAACAAGTCAGACGAATCGCAAAGTATTTAGATATATCAGAAAGGGAGGCATTAGTTAATTATTTTAAACAAGCTGAAAGCTATGAGTAAAACACAGAAAATTTACGTTGCAAACGGAACTGAAAAGTTTGATGGAGATTTGGTAGAGTTTTCTTTAAACCTAACCAAACTTAAAAGTGAAGCTGGTGAACACATCTTCGATTACAATGGAGATAAGTACATCAAGTTGAAAATTGCAAAGAAACGTGATGGTGCTGACCAGTATGGTAAGACACACTACGTTGAGGTGGACACCTACAAACCTGAAGCGAAAGCTGAAGAGAAGGTGGACGATCTACCGTTTTAGTTGATGGAGGGGCATAGTCCCCTCCTTTTTAACTACACTAACCAATAAACTAAACCACAATGAAGTTAAGAGTATCAGATACAGACATAATTATTACAGACAGATTAAACTTTGTAGAGATTGATGGTCGTTCTATACACTTTCACTTTACAGACAACAAGCATGAGTCTATTTACAATAACGAAATGGAAGCTATGTGTGTATTTAATAATATCAATCATTGCCTTACCATTACAGATGCTCGCTTTGAATCTAAAGAGAAGCAGGTTACAGAGGATGAGAGAAAAGAGAAAGGCTTTGAGATGTTTTGGAACTTGTACGACAAAAGAGTAGATAAGGGAAAGGCAAGAAAGGCTTTCATGAATCTTACATTGACAGATATGTATGAGGCTGTTAAGAAAGTTTCTCAGTACGTTGAATCAACACCTGACAAGAAATACAGAAAGATGCCATCTACTTGGATAAACAACAGAGGTTGGGAAAGTGAGATGAGCATAAATAAGAAAAATACAAACCGATACGTTAAACCAAAATACCACACAGATGAAAGATAATACAGAAATGGAGGTAATGCTACTTGGTCGTATCATGTCGTACCCAAGAGAGTATTACGACAACCACAGCATCATAACTTCAGATATATTTACAGACCCTTTAAATAAAAAGATATACAACGTTGTATCCAGTAGATTAGACAAAGGGGAGAAGGTTGATATGGTGGTGTTATCTTCCTTAGTGAAGGACTCTATGGCTGACTATAGGATAGCTGAATGCTACTCTAAAGACTTTAGTCATCACAATACAGAACACATGGTTCTCTACTTATCTCAGGAAGAGAAAAAGATAAGGCTAAGAAGGTTGATTGATCTTGCTCACAACAAGATTAATAAAGATGATGACCTCTTCGCTATATTAGATTTTATAGAGGCAGAACTAAAACCTATATCAGAGGTTAGAGGTAGTGATATACCTGACATTAAAAAGCAGTTAAAGGTACTACACGATGACATACGAAGAAGAATGGACTCTGACGATATGATAGGTCTACCTACAGGTTTTCAATCAGTAGATAAGTTTACTGGTGGGTGGCAAGAAACAGACTTTATAGTCATAGGTGGTGCTTCATCTATGGGTAAGACATCGTTAGGTCTAGCCTTCTGTTACAACTGTGCTAAGGAAGGTATCCCTGCAGCAGTTTTCTCCTATGAGATGGGAGATACACAACTACTACAAAGATTAGTGTCCCTTGAGAGTGAGGTTAATAATAGGTATATTATGAAGGGAACCCTTGAAGCTAACGAACTCAAGAGAGTTGATAGGGCTAT